GCAAAAAAGAATTGTTCTAAACGATAGCCCTCTCAAAGCCTTCCATTCAAAGAAAGAAATGTTACAGGAATGTTACAGGAATGTTACAGGAATGTAACAATTTCACTTTTTTTAAAAAAAAGGTGTACATTTGCATTCTACTAGTGTATAATAGTACTATAAATTGATAAGGAGTTAATATGACAAATACTAAATTACTAAAAGAAATCTCAAACATTAGAACTATGGATGAGATTAATCAAGCTATTAGAGCTATTAAAGCACAAAGAAATGTAGTGATTGCACAAGATGCAGCTATCAAAAAAGCTACATTATGTGTAGGTCAAAAAGTAAAAGTTAACGGTTCAAAAATGAATGAAGTTGGAGTGATTGAAAAAATCAATATCAAAAAAGCTATTGTAAGAATCGACGGTCGTCTATGGAATTGTCCATTATCAATATTGGAGTGTGCATAAAATGAAAGTTATATTTGATGTAGATGGTACCTTAATGGATATAGGTACCAGAAGACACTGGTTACAAGGTCCACATAAAGATTGGGAAAGATTTATGGACCCTGAAGAAATGGAAACTGATACAAGAGCTGAGCATATCTTTGAAATTGCTGAAGCTTTACATGATGCAGGTAACGAAATTGTTATTGTTTCTGCTAGAAATGAAAGACACAGAGAAGTTACTGAAAAGCAATTATCAAGTACAATGGGCGTTTTCTGGTCACATATGTTCTTAAGACCAGATGATAGTTTTGAGCCTGATGAAGAGTTCAAAAAAAGAGTTTTAGATGAGTTAATTAATGCTGGATGGAAACCTGACATGGTATTCGATGACAGAGACAAAGTTGTTAACATGTGGAGAGAAAATGGAATCCCTTGTTTACAGGTTGCACCAGGAAATTTTTAAGGAGTAATATGGGTAAAATAAGACAATGGTTAAGAAATTGGTTTGATAAAGCAATCGAAAGGTCTTTACAACGCCAGGCTGATAAATTGTTTATGAAACATAAAGTTGAATATAGAGACGGAGATAATACGTAAAATGAGGCCCGTTCGTCTAGTGGTTAGGACACATGGTTTTCATCCATGCAACAGGAGTTCGATTCTCCTACGGGCTACCAATTATATAAAAAAATTATATATAAAATTTATATACTTTATTTCACAAAAAGGGTGTACATTTGCTTAAAACTAGTGTATAATAGTATTATAAATTGATAAGGAGTTAATATGTTAAATGTAAGAATACTAGGAAACCAACCAGAACCATCACTAACAATGGATGGATATGAAATCGTAGATTTCGAATTAAGAACAAGAGATGAATCTCTTTTCGAAAAAGGCAAAAAAATCGTAAATGATTATATTGCTAATAATCCTACATGGGAAGGATGTCAATTATTTATCAACGACCCAATGACAGTTGGTATTTATCCACAAGATAGCACAGGTGCTACATTCAACGAAATTGTTTTAAAATTAGAATCATTAGGCTTTTATGGAAAAGCTGCTGGTTATGCGGAGGTGAAGTAATGAATAAATTAGTAATCACAACACAATACATGGAAAATTATGGTGATATGAATGACCCATACATGAAGTTCAAAGGTGGTAACACTTATGAGTTACCTAACTGTGGTGACCTTAATGAGAATGAGATTGCAACTATTGTTGCTCAAGTAAGACCTTACATTACTACAACTCTTCTAGAGTCAAACGGTGGATGTGAGGAATACGTCGTTGATTTTAAAGTTGTAAGTCATTCAACTAAAACTGTCGAAGATTGGGAAGCAGTTACTGAATTCAATCTTATCGGCGGTTCAGTTAACTTTATGAAAGTGACTGATAACCGTGAAGATGGTTGGATGAAGAAAGAAATCCTCGAAAGAACTGAAACATGGACCGGCGACATGTCAGATACAAAACGTGCTAACTACAAAAGTGAGTACCTCATGGAAGATGGTGACATCGTAAATCAACAAGAATTAGGTGAATGGTTTGAAAACAATGCACCTATTGTATCAGAAATTACAAGAGAAATAGTATTTTAAGGAGTAAATTATGGAAAGATTTTTAATCACAACTGAATCATATATCTATGCAGAGAACGAAGCAAAAGCTAAGTCACTTGCAAAATATATTCAAGGTAAACAAAAAAAGCAATATGACAATCAATGTCATGTTACAAAATTACAGTATGCGCCATTTGGTATGGGTGGTACATGGACTAATCTAATTGAAGGAGAATATTTAAATGACTAAATCGTTTGATAAATTTAAAGCTGAACTACAGCAAATAAAAGAAAAATATGAGATGGAAGATATTATTGCAAATCTCGATGCTAGAAAAGCAGCAATCAAAGAACAATCAAAATTAACAAAACAAGTTAAAAAAGCTGGTAAACAATCACCAGGCGGACTTGATTGTTTCAAAGAAGAAAACATGTATCATAGCGAGAAAGACATATCAAGATATCTTGAAGATACTTCATATATGGATGCTTATCATTCTTCTAAAATAGACCAGGAGTGGAACTAATGAATAGAGGAATGCAAAGAGCAATTGCTTTAAGAGAAGCAAGAGATAGAGCACAAGACCCAGACTTTAAATTATTATGGGATATGAAACTAAGAGAACTATTAAGATTATTAGAAAGAGGAGAAAAATCTAATGGGACAATATGATGATAGAGTCGAAAGACAAAGACAAAAGATAGCAGCAGAGGATTGGGCTGCTAAAGTAAAAGCAATACATGCACATTCACTTAATTCAATGTACTATGATAATAGACCAGAAGATACTGAAGATGGAAAGAGTGTCCTTGATGTAGAGTATAATTCTGGTAGAATAGAAAGAACTTTAGACTCAGGTGAAAAATTTATCTTTACTGATTATGAATTAAAAGGTAAAGACCTTTTTCACAAAATAACTAAAATAATCCTTTACTTTTACATTTAACTATGGTATAATAACATTATGAACAAATATTTAATTGAAACTAATAATCACATGGAAGGTATACAAAAAGTATATAAGTTTCCAAATGGTTATGGTGCAAGTGTAATCAAACATAAAGGTTCTTATGGTTATTCAAAAGGTCTATGTGAACTTGCTGTTTTACACGAAGGTGAATTATGTTATGATACTGAAATAACAAATGATGTTATTGGTCATTTAAATGACCCTGAAGTAGATAATATACTAGGACAAATATCGAGGTTATAATGGGAGCAACAAATTTTTACATGGGTTCATTAAGATACGACCCAACCGGCAGAAAAAGAAAAAATCATGCAGCAAATAAAGTTAAAAAGAAAGCTGTAGAATTTAAACCAATGACTATTGAAGTATCTACTCTTGACCAACTACGAGCTGAACAAGCAGCTCAATACAAATCAGTTATGGAAGACTATATGAAAGATGGCAACTATCCAAAATCTGATACTACTAAAAAAGAAACAATGAAATACACTGGCACTTTAGTAAAAGGTATTGCTACAATGCATAAGTCAAATGCTGTACCAGTTATTTCACAACAAGAAGCTGAAGATATCAGTAAGATGAGGAGAAACTAATGAATACAATATTTAGTGTATTATTAATGATAGGTGCAGCATGGTTCGCATTTATGTCAACCCATATATCAGAAGAACAAAGAAAAGGTAAACATATTCCTTTACCGTGGGAAAAGGATTAATGGAATACTTTTTATATTTTATAATATTTTGTATGTTATGTAATGGAATAGTTTATATCATACAAGAAATAACTAAGGAGAAAGAATGAGTTATAATTTTGATGACGTAATGTCAAGACTAGATGATATCGAATCTAAAATCGATACATTAATTGAAAATAAACAAAAGCAAACTAAAGAATATACTTACGACTATTATTCATCATTTTGGAATGATGATACAAAAAGAAGAGCTGAACTTTTTAAAAGAGGCGATGGTGAGTGGGGTTGTGAGTATTATATAAAAGATGCTTATGACTATACAGAAGTTTATGAAGGTAAAAGTGAAGCCTATGCAGAAAGCGCTGCAGAAAATTACATTAATGGAGTAAAGAATTAATCAACGGTCAAGTCTCATCAACGCAACTCCTTATCACCCGCGGAGACTTGGCCAACTTAACAGTGTACATTTACTAAAAAATGTGTTATAATAAAACTAAAAAGGAAAAATATGGCAGTTAGAAAAAGAAAAAGAGGTCCAAGTTTAGATGAAAAGTATCTAGGCGTTGAACCAATATTTACACCTGAGTCAGAATTTACCAGCTCAGCCTGGACAAAAGCAGTTCATTGGTATAATTATTTTTATAAATCAAAAGACTATATGCCAACAACATATCAGTTTGCAACTGAGTATTGTAAGTACAATAAAAAGAAACTTTCAGTATTAAAAAGATTACCAGCCTGGAGATTTATGAAAGTAAATAAAACAATTAAGCTATTGTATAGAGGTTGGCAATACGATGAAGAATCTATTAATCAAATAAAAAGTTTTGTTGATGAAATGTATAAGTTGGGTCTTAAAGAAAAGAAAGTTGAAGAAGCAAGGAAAGCAAATATTGTAGTTATTACACCTGCAGAAAGAACTAGAAGAAAAGTAATGGAAACTATTTATCATGACTTTGATTCTATTATAGTTGAAGGTTGGTTAGAAAGAGACTTTAAACAAAAGTTTAGTGCATATAATCGATTTAAAATGCACGGTTTAAAAGGCAATGCAATTAATATATTTAAGAATGTTATAGAAAATGAATATAATAATGTCAAAGAAGCCTATGATAGAACATGCGACCAATGTATAGAAGCATATTCACATTTTACTAAAGGCGAGAAAAAGAAAATATTAAAGCAATTCGAAGAAATTTTTACTGACTTAGAAAGATTAAGAGATTCTTTTAAAGCAGCTAGAATACCAAGAACAAAAAAACCAAAATCATCTGATGCACAAGTTGCTAAACTAAAGTATTGTGAAGAAGATATAGATGCTAAATTAACATCAATCAATCCAATATTAGTACCCACTAAAAACAAACTTTACATATATAATCGTAAGAATAAAAAATTGATTGAATATGTTACTAGTGCTACAACAGGATTTGAAATAGCTGGAACATCTATAAAGAATTTTGATAAAGAATCACGTCAGGCAACACTAAGAAAACCTGATGAAGTACTACCAATGATTTTAAATAAGACTGAAAAGCAAATTGAAAAGATTTGGGATAGTATTACAACAAAAATTAGTAAACCCACAGGCAGAATAAATGCTGACTGTATTTTAATGAGAGTATTTTAGGAGGATAACATGCTATCAGTAGGAGATAAATTCCCAGCTTTCTCACTGCAGGGAATCAATGAAAAAAATGAATTTGTGAGAGTAAATATATATGAAGGATACGAACCACTTAAAAAAGATTGGTCTGTCGTTTATTTTTATCCAAAGGACTTTACCTTTATATGTCCAACAGAAATTGCAGCAATGGATTGTTTAGTTGAACATGCTAACGTTGTTGGTATATCTGGTGATAATGAATTTTGTAAATTAGCCTGGAAACAAGAGAACAATGCAATAGGTAATATTAATCATACACTTGCTGCAGATTGTGGATTAGGACTATCACACACTTTAGGTGTTGTAAATGCAAATGAAGGTGTTCCTTATAGAGCTACTTTTATCTTTGATAAAGATAGAACTATACAACATGTATCAGTGAATGCATTAGACACGGGCAGAAATGCACAAGAGGTATTAAGAACTCTAAAAGCATTACAAGCAGGTGGCCTTACAGGTTGCTCATGGGATGAAGGAGATGACTTTGTCGGATAATCCTATAGACCAAAAGATTATGACTCGTAAAAGATTCTCTACTGCGGTAGAACATCTTGTGAATAATAATAGAATGTCTTATATCGATGCAGCTGCTTATATAATAGAAGAAAGAGGTATGGATTATAAGAATATGAAAAAGCTTTTAACTGATTCTTTAAAACAAAAGATAGAGGAAGAAGCAGCAAGTCTTAATCTTATTAAAGTTAAAAAGGGAAACAAGCTTCCTATATGAATGACCCGTTTGAATCATATAAACTATATAATGCACTAAAGTTACATTTCGAAACTAACTATGATGCAGTTAAATATAACTTTAAATCAAACGTATCACCTCAATCTTTCTTTAAACGAAAGGATAAGTTTTTCTTTGCCAAGTTAGCAAAGACATATGAATCTGAATTAAAAGAATTCTATGTTGCTAACTTTAAAAATGATGTAAAGTATGTCGGAGATATGCTAAATGAAGGTGGAGAAAGATATTATAGAGAACATAAAAAAGTGATGGAATCTTTAACGTATAGGTTTCAAAACGATATAAATAAACTAAACGATATGGATGTATCATTTGATTCTCTTTTAAAAGCAGAAGATAATAGTCATCCATTGATAGTAAAGCTTTGGCTTCAAGAAGAAATACTATTAGAAACAATAGTCATCTTGGATTCAATACTTGGGTTTGTAGAACGTGAAAATAAGAAGATAACTGATACAATTATTTGGCCAGATATCTATCGTAAGATAATGAAATACAAACCTTTCGTAAAGTTTGATAGAGATAAATATTTAAATTTATTAAAAACAACCTTTACAAATACCGCATAATGTGGTATAATATATTATATAATGAATAAAGTGGATAATTCAGTAATACAGTGTAAATACAGGAGAAATATATGTCACTAGAAAATCTAAAGAGCATGCGAGGCTCATCAATCGATAAACTCGTAAAAGCAGCAGAAGCAGTATCAACAGCAAAACCGGAAACCAATTCCTATGCGGATGACAGATTCTGGAAACCTACTAGAGATAAAGCGGGAAATGGTTATGCCGTAATCAGATTCTTACCTGCAAAAGAAGGTGAAGACCTTCCTTGGGTAAGATATTGGGACCACGGATTTAAAGGTCCTACTGGCTTATGGTATATTGAAAACTCATTAACTTCCATTGGACAGAATGACCCAGTATCGGAAGCAAATTCAGTTCTATGGAATACTGGTAGAGATGAAGATAAAGCTGTTGCAAGGGAAAGAAAAAGAAGGCTACATTATGTAAGTAATGTGTTGATTGTTTCTGACCCAAGTAATCCTCAAAATGAAGGAAAGGTATTTCTTTACAAATTTGGTAAAAAAATCTTTGATAAAATCATGGATGTAATGCAACCACAATTTGCAGATGAACAACCTGTAAATCCTTATGATTTCTGGGAAGGCGCTGACTTTAAAATCAAAATCAGAAAAGTAGAAGGTTGGGTAAACTATGACAAATCAGAGTTTAGTTCACCATCAGCTTTACATGAGGGAGATGAAGCCAGACTTACAGAAGTATATAATGGTCTTTATAGCTTAAACGAGTTTGTTGACCCTGCTAACTATAAATCATATGATGAACTAAGTATGAAATTAAATAAAGTACTTGGTGTTGATGCAGGTCATGCTCCAGTTGAATCAATTATGAGTCAAGCTCCAGTAGCAGAAGCAGCACCAGTTGCAGCAGCTGATACAAGCTTTCCTCCAGCAGAAGATAATTCTGATGAGGATGATACCTTAAGCTACTTTGCTAAACTAGCTAAAGAAAGTTAATTTAAATTGATTTTCGGAGGGGACTGAATGGTCCCCTTTTTTATGTGTAAACGTTTGCTATTACACCATTTACAGTTGATACTGCTTCTTTAGTTGCAGTTGTTATAACATTCACTGTATCACCCGCCTTTTGTTGTATATCATACATAACAGTTCCACGTCTTGCAAGTTCTTCGTCAGATATTCTAGGACCTGCAATTGCTGCATCTTTTAATGCTTTACCTTCTTCAGATTTAGCATTAATTAATTGACCATCTTTATTCATTCCATCTGCTTTTGCTTTTAATGAATCTAATGCACTATCACCAGCACTAAAGACTTTATTGAATCCTTCTTTAAATCCTTCCATTGGTGTTTTACCACCAGGTAACGCTGCAGCTATTGCACCTAATCCACCTGCCATAATAGCGTGAGGAAACGTTGCTATTTTTTTAACTATTTTTAACATACTAACGCCAATATTTTTTATAATACCGCCGAATCCTATATCACTAATAGTATCTTTAATTTTTGCAAAGAATTGTATTATACTATCTGTAACTGCATCAAAGGCATCACCTACTATTTTTGTAAATGAAAATGATGATAAAAATTCTGCAGCTTTTTCAAATCCAAAGAATCCTAAAATTTTACCTAGTATAAATTTAAGACCATCTAATATAAAGATAGGACCCATGAGTAATAGATTTTTAAATCCACCCATAATACCGGCAAATAATTTAGTAACAAAGCTTCCATCTTCATACTTTTTAAATCCTTTGAAAAAACCTACAATGAAGTTAAATACACCAAAGAATCTACCAAGAACTCTACCTATACCTTTAAAAGCATTACCTACTCTTCCTAAGAATTGAAAAGCTGTTTGTATAGGCTTTAATGTTTTAAAGAAAGTAAATAGGTTAGTTCCTAATTTACTAAAAAATCCAGTTGTTGCAATTGCTGATTTACCTGCTCTATCTATTGACTTAACAATTTTACTTTGTTGTGTACCAAATAATTTAACTAATCCATTTAATGGTTTAAACAATGTATCAAGAGCTTTTGCAAAAAAACCTATAATTTTTGAGTTTGTGGGTACATTAAATTTAATTTTAGTTAAAGATTCTAATGCACCAAATCTGCCTGCTAAAAAACCAGTAACAGCTGTTAAAACTTTTAATACATTTGATACACTAACTCTTACAATTCGAAAGACATCTTTCATAACTGTCATTAATTCTTTACCAGACTTAGCTAAAAATCCTGGTGGTTTATTTCCTTTTGGTTTAAATATATTTACAAAAGCTTTAAATCCATTTGAAACATTAGTTTGTATACCTAATCTTAAATTTTTAAAGAAACCTGGAAACCCTAGTAACTTTCCTATTTTAGTACCTATTGCAGATAATCCTTTACCTATTAATCTAAATGGTTCAAAAAATACTGATGATAAAAATCCTAATAAGACACCACGTATTGCAGTTCTTATTATAATGCCCATTATAACGCCACGACTTTTATTACCAAATTCTGCTTTAAGTGTTTCTACATTTTCGCCTGTAAATTTAGAAATCTTTTCAAGTAAATCATTACGTTCAGCATCTCTTCTAGCTTCTACTCTAGCTCTTAGCATTTGCTCCTTTTCAGCTTCTAAGTCATCTAATCTTCCATCTTTTAAAACTGCAATTAAATCTTCTATTGCAGTTAGCTGATTAATATCTAGGTTAGCACCTTCGTTTTGCATGTAATCGCGAAGTTCTTGTGTATACCTTGCAGTTTCCTCAGCCATTTCCGTAGCTGCATTTAATTCCTGCAATTGTTCTACAACGTCACCTAATGTTTTTTGATTTGGAGCTTCTGCCATTTTTTATTCCTATTTACCGAATGCTTTACCAGCTTCTGATATACCAAATGCGCCAAGTGTTACTACCACAAATGATGTATAAATTGTTTCAGAAACCTTTAAGTCCATGTCCCATACTAGTGCTGTCACTAAGTCTGTGATACCAAATACTGTCATTAATCCAAAAGATATAAATCCAATAATTGCTTTTTCATTTAAATCATTATCATCTAAAAACAATTCTATGAATTTTCTTTTACGTGGTGCTAATTGGTCTCTCGCCTTCTTAGCTTCTTCTTGCATTTCTTTGATTTTATCTTCTTGTTCATCAAGCTTTTCAATCATTGCCATGTACTTATCGAGGTCTATTTCGACTTCGTTTCTGCTGTTGTCTTGTCCTTCAGCCATTATAATCTCCTTTGTTCGTTTTTTAAACGTTCGTTTTCTTTTTCTATCCATTCCGTCAAAAGAGCTATGTATATCTCCCTTTCCCACGGTAACATATTATCAAGTTCAGTCAAACTATATCCATGATGTTGCATCATTGCAAAGTTTGTCTTATAATGATTTACAAGACTATCGTGCGAAAGGCCTATGTAAAAAAACTTTGCAGTCCTCTTAACTCTTGGCTATTATGTGTTCCACACTTATTACAAACAAATTCAATATTACTAGATAGTGCAGGTATATCATTAAAGAATTCTGATAACGTTGTAAATTGTTCGTTATTCAGAGATTCGATAAAATCTGTTAATGCTTTAGGAGTTTCGTCCTTAGCATCATATACTTTATCTGCATCAAATATACTATCAATGCATGCAACTATCATTTTCATTGCTGATTCTATTGTTTCATCTCCAAGCTCTGAAAATTTATTAATCTCTTTCACAGATGGATACTTCAATATTACACCAACGTCTTCAGTTAACATAACTTGTTTGTTTTCATGTGCAACAACAGGAGCTTTAATGTCGTCAAAATCAATTTGAACTTCATTTGCTTCTTCGCACTTTTCACATTTAACATTTAAGTCTACTTTTTCTCCAACGGATTTAGACCTCAATGCCAAAAATAATGTTTCAATATCAAACATTGCTAAACTATCAATGTCAATATCATCATATACACAAGATTTTATAATATCAACGGTGGACTGCATGATAATTTTATTATCACCAGATTCCATTGCCATCATAAGAATCTTTTCTTCTTTTACTAGATATGGTCGATAAGTTACTGTTTGACCAGTAGACGGTATCTCAATTTTATATCTAGAATTATTTAGCTCTGGTAAAGCCATAATATTTCTCCTATTATATTATCCAAAAATAGATAATGCATTTCTTATTGCACTACCTGTACTACTTAATGCACCCTGAGGTTTATAAGTATCATAACTAAAGCTCACACTCAACTTCTGAATAGTATCAGTACTTTCGTTTGATAATACTAATTCATTCATTGTTGTTGGGAATGCTCCCTCTAATTTTACGCCATATATTGGTACATCTTGCTCATCTAATTGTTGTATTATAACATCGCAAGTAATGTCCTTTTTATATGAAACGCAATATTTATTTATATCTACTATATTATTTATCCATGTATCGAATATAGTTTTCATATAATAATCATTTGTAAGTAAAAAAGTTAAATTGATATCATCATGCAATGTACCATAAGGTATTTTAACTGATTGCTTTACCGTCTGATAATCAATTGTACTAATTTGTTTTCCAGGTATTGACACTGAATCACATAACATTGATATATCTCTTGGGTCATTTATTATATTCTTTGCATTAAATTCACCAGTTAATAAACTAGTTATTATTTGTTCACCGTCGAAATTAAATAAACTTAATTTTGGTGGAGTAAATATAACATTAAATCGATTTGCTTTTGCAAGTCCACCTTTTTTACTAATTAATGACTTTAAGTTTTCTATACTACTCATTAGTTTCTCGCTATTCTAGAAGAATCAGCCCATACTGATTGTTTACTTGTTTTCTTAAATTGTTCTACTGGTAAGAATATTGCTATTTCCCAATCAGTCATTGGAACTCTTGCAAATTGAGATTTAACATGTTTGCCTAAATAATGTTTAAAGCACGGTTTAAATTCTTTAAATTTTCTTACACCTGTTAATAAGTTATATCTTATTTTTGTTAACCTAGAACTTTCAGTAGATTTTTCTGGTCCTAATGACATTAATTCATCTAAAAATCTAGCTCTTGTATTATAATTTAGATAATGTAAATTTAATCCATAGAATCCACCTGGTGCACCATCAATCATAATTGTTA